GATGCCGCCGCCAAAATCTTTGGTATGTTAGACCCAGAGCAGCCAGAAGGCCAAGCCGAGGAACTAGCGCCCCAAGACACCGAGGAAGTCGAAGCGCAAGCCGACACTGACGAGGAAGCGGAAGGCGAGGAAATCCAAGAGGAAGAAGTCCAAGAACCACAACGGTTTCGTGTCAAAGTGGACAACGAAGAACTGGAAGTGGACTTAGACGAGCTCATCAAGGGGTATTCCCGCACATCGGATTACACCAAAAAGACGCAGACTCTAGCTGAACAGCGCAAGGCAGTCGAAGCCGAACGCACGAAGATAGAAGAAGCCGCCAAACTGCGCGACACCTACGCCCAACGGTTGCAAGTCATCGAGCAAATGCTGACACAGCCGGAGGAAGATATCTCTGCCCTGAAAGACCAAGACCCTATTGGGTACGCCGTCAAGATGGCAGAGCGCATGGAACGGGAAAAGCAACTTGCCGCTGTCCGGGCAGAACGCGAATCCGTAGAAGCCAAGCAAGTTTCTGAACAACAGGAACGGCTGAAAAGTCACATTGCCCAGGAAGCGGAACGGCTACGCGCCGCCATCCCCGACATGGCCGACGATGTGAAAGGCGAGATTATCCGCAGGGATATTCGGAACTACGCGAAATCCGTGGGCTGGACTGACCAAGAGTTGTCGCAGGTGTACGACCACCGTGCCGTTCTCACGCTATATCGTGCGATGCAATACGAGAAGTTGACCAAAGGGAAAGCCGTGGCCCAGAAAAAGGTCGCCGAAGCCCCGAAGGCACTTCGCCCCGGAACTGGCAATCAAAAGATTGACAAGGATTCGGAACTTGCCAAAAAGTTGAGCAAACAACTCAAGGCAACTGGACGGCCCAGAGATGCGGCCAAACTATTTGAACGATTCCTCTAAGGAGATTAGAAATGTCTGTACCCTCAAATACCTACCTGCGCTACACCTCGATTGGTGTGCGTGAGGACCTCGCTGACGTAATTTATGACATCAGCCCGACCGATACCCCGATTATGTCGTCCATCGGCAAAGCCCGTGCGACCCAAACCAACCACGAGTGGCAAACCGACGCTCTGGCCGCTGCAACCACGGCCAACGCCCTGATTGAGGGTGACGACGCTTCTGCCGCTTCCTTGTCCCCGACAACTCGTGTGGGCAACTACACGCAAATCGTGGGCAAGACCGTTCAGGTTTCCGGCACGCTGGAAGCTGTGGACAAGGCTGGCCGCAAGTCGGAGAAGGCTTACCAGTTGGCCAAGGCTTCCTCGGAAATCAAGCGCGACATCGAAACCATCATCACGGCTAACCAAGCCAAGACCAACGGCACGGCCACTTCTGGCGCTCGTAAGCTGGGCTCGCTCCTGTCTTACATCACCAGCAACGTGAGCAAAGGTTCTGCCGGTACGAACCCGACCGGCGACGGTTCGGACGTTCGTTCCGACACGACGACCCGTACATTCCTGGAGTCGATGCTCAAAGACGTGGCACAGCAGATTTTTGAAGATGGCGGCACGCCCAAGATGTTGGTCGTTCCTCCCGGACTCAAGGCTACGGTGTCGGGTTTTGCCGGTGTTGCACAGCAGCGTTATGTGACTGGCGCAGAGCCCACGACCATCGTGGCAGCCGCCGGTGCTTACCTGTCGGACTTCGGCCTCATCAGCATCGTGCCTGACCGCTTTATGCGCTCGACCGACGCGCTGATGCTCGACCCCGAGTACGCTGCGCTGGCATATCTGCGTCCTTTCCAAACGAACGACCTGGCCAAGACCGGCGACTCTGACAAGACTCAGATTCTTGCCGAACTGACCCTGGAAGTGCGTAACGAAAAAGCCCACGGTGGTATTTTTGACATCAAGGCTGCCTAAACGCAGTAAATTGTTGTAGAATCGGGGGCGGGTAAAACCGTCCCCGTTTTCACAGGGCTGAAAATGCAAAAGTTAGGCGAAGAAGTCACGATTGAGGGAAAGCGCACCTACTACGCCGATGGCGAAGGTGGGCTGGTGATTCAAGATGCACAGAATGTTGCCCCTATTCTGGAGGCCAACAAGTCTGCGTACAACCAAGTGGATGAACGTGCTCGGTGGGGTGAACTCACGCGAGTGGCAGAAATCCCGAACTCAGTCATAGCCGACCTTAATGTGCAGGGGATTATGAGGGGGTTCACGGTAGTAGACCAGAAGCGCATGAAGGCGTTTCTCAACGACCCGGCGAACCGTTTTCTACGGACACGACCGGGGAGAGTGTAGTGGGCAAGATTCACGACAAAATTAAGGCAAAGAACAAGGTAGAGGGCAAGAAAGTCGCCATTTGTATTCCTTCTCGTGGAGAGATGGAGATAGGAACGGCGTTTGACTTGGCCGTGATGTGTGCGTACGACTCCCGCCACCGAGAAGGCCATCAGGCCATCTACACCGTGGCCGGAACCCTGATATTTGACCAGCGCGAGAAGCTGGCTGCCGAAGCCTTGAAAGAAGGCGCGGATTACATTCTCTGGATTGACGCCGATATGCGCTTTCCAAAGAACACAATTGAAGTGTTGCTAAAACACGACAAACCGATTGTCGGGGTCAACGCCACCACGCGAACAGCGCCGGTGAGGCCCACGGCAAAGAATCTTGAGATTGATTTTGAGAACGAAATCAACCATTGGATTCCGATTGTGTCCAAGGACAAGACGCACCTCGAGCCCGTGACGGCGATTGGTTGCGGGGTGATGATGGTGAAACGGGAAGTGTTCGAGAAAACACCACGCCCGTGGTTCTGGTTTGAACAAATCCCTGGTGGAAAGCTGCTGGGGGAAGATGTGTATTTCTGCGTGAAAGCCAAGGACGCAGGATTTGATACTTACTTAGACCACCATTTGTCCAACGCAATTGGCCATGTGGGGTCGTATACCTACTCATGGAACGATTACAATGGCCCTAGCGACATACAGCGACCTCCAGACGACGGTAGCCAACTACCTCGGACGGAGTGACCTTACCAGCCAGATTCCTGACTTCATCAGCCTAGCGGAGTTGCGCCTATCGCGTGATATTCGCACCCGCCGGATGCTGAAAACCTCCACCACAACGATGGTGGTGGCCGACCCGACGATTGGGTTGCCGACCGATTTCCTCTCTATCCGCGACGTATTTATCCAAGGCACACCGCGCACCGTGGTGGCCTACATTTCCCCGGCCATCTTTTCAAGCAACTCCCGCGCAGATGAGTCTGGGCTGCCGGTGTTTTACACCATGCGGGGCAACGAGATGGAGTTTGCGCCCAAGCCGGATTCGGCGTACACCCTGCAAATGCTGTATTACTCCAAACCCACGGAGTTGTCGTCCACCAACGCCAGCAATGAGTTTCTGGCCAACTACCCGGACGCGCTCCTGTACGCTGCCCTCTTGGAAGCAGAGCCGTATTTGATGAATGATGCACGGACAACCACTTGGTCGAGCCTGTATAACCAAGCCGTGACCCGCATCAACACCTCGGACGAGGAATCCGAGTTTTCTGGTGTTCCCCTAGTTATGACCGTTACTTCGAGGTAAACATGGCTGAATTTTCAAACTATCTGGAAAACAAGGTTCTTGACCACGTTCTCCGCAATACGTCCTACACATCCCCCACGACCGTCTATGTTGGTCTGTTCACGAGCGACCCCACGGACGCGGGTACGGGTACGGAAGTCTCGGGTGGTTCTTATGCCCGCCAAACCCTGTCCGTGACCACCGCTTCGGGCGGGATTGTGACGTCCTCTGCGGATGTGACCTTCCCCCAGGCCACGGCACAGTGGGGAACAATTACGCACCTTGGACTGTTGGATGCCATCACCAGCGGAAACCTGCTGATGCACACGGCGCTTACCACGTCTAAGAGCATTGACAACGGCGACATTCTTAAGATTTCCAGCGGTAACCTGACGGTCACCCTCGACTAAGATGCCAGCCGATGTTTGCGGCCCGTTTACCCTTGAACAACTTGATTTATTCGGGGGAAACCTAGACGCACTGCCGTTCTCTTTGGACGACGCCATCTGGACGCTCACGACCACGTGCGTGCTCTATGCCGATGGGGCAGTGACGTCTGCGGGCACGGTCAACACCGGAACGTCCGTCACGTCAAACGTGCAGGGATTGATTGTCGCCTCGGGCAACGTGGCGGCGCTGGTCGCACGGATTCAAGAAGTCACCGGGGCGATAGACGCTGCCGGGACGTTTACCTCGGATGCGGTACGGATTCGGGTGGTCGATGGGGTCATCAGCGCCCAAGGATTGATGAGTGGCGATGCCAATGCCACCTTCGGGCCGACGGACGCCATCACAGCGTCGGGAAGCCTGACGGCTCTGGCCGGCTACGTCGTGGATGCGGCGGCAGGAATCTCAAGTAACGCGCAATTTATCTGTACGGTTTACAAGATGGGCGATGAGTGGGTATTAGTGCCAGACCAGCCTAATACTTGGTCGGACATCTCCGTGCAAAGCAACACTTGGACACAACAATCTTCGGGAAGCAACACATGGGTACAAATCGGATAACCTTTGGCGAGTGGTTGCCTGACCAGCCCGGAGTCATTGGTGCGCTGACGACGGCTAAGAATTGCTTCCCAAAGGCAGTGGGCTATGGGGCATTTCCGCAGGAAGTGGACTATTCCACGGCCGCCTCGCAGGATTTGACCAATGCGGTCG